TGAATTCAATGTAAGCCTTGACCACTTTGTGAATCAGGGCGTGCTCTTGCGAGTTGAACTGGCCCTTGTAACCCATCAGGGGCGCGCGCGGGGCCATGCCGAATTCTTCCGCTTCCTGGGATGCGATGTAGGCCATCATCTGCTGCGCCCCACGCGCCCGCCGCACCATCGACATGAAGATGCGCTTGGTTTCCCCGCCGTCTCGCAGGTAAAGTTCCTCGCCGAAAACGCCGATGATGGGAATCCAGGAGCCCAGCCACTTGTTGGTTTCTAAAATCTCGACGCCGTTGGTGATGCGCTGGGTCACTTCGTAGCGCGGTTCACCGTCCTGCTTATCCACTTCTTCTCGCGTCCAGTACTCGGCGACGGTGATGTGCTCGCCGTTGAACCAACCGCGCGCACTCTCAATGTCGGCTCCGGTGAAGCTGCGTTTCTTGGCGTTTTTGTATTTGCGCGCGAAGGCGGTCTTGCGCATGGAGTCGAAGACGAAATAAATCATCGAATCCGAGAAGTCCGCCTCTTGGGCATCAGGATCGGGGTAAACCGTGAACTGGTTGGGAATCCGCGCCAGACGCGGCTCCTGCTCGCCTTCGGAGCCGGTGATCCTGGTGATGATGCGGAAATAACCGAAAGCGCAGCCCCCGCAGGCTTCGGCGGCGGTGGCGTAGATCGATTGTGCTTTGGAGGCGTATTCGATCCCCCGGATGTAAGCCTGGCGGTGCTCGGCGTCTTTGTCGGTCGCTCCCTCGCTGCGCGGGCTGATCTTGATGGAGCGTTTGTTCTCGCGCAGGGAATTGGACCATTGCTTGAGATACTGCGAAGTCTCATCCGGCCAGATACAGGGGCGGTTGGCGCGGTCTTCTATAAACTCCGGCGGCGGCATCCCGGCCACGCACGCCATGTCTTTTTCCGCCTGTTCGTAGTTCTGGAACCAGTAGGACTTCACGTAGGCGAAGTCGTCGCGAATGCGCTTCAAAAGCGCTTCGTCCTCGGGGGAGTTCGAGAGGGCTTTCTCTTCGACTGGTTCTGACTTAGAGAGGTCGGGCATTTAAAGTGTGGAGCTCCCAGACAGACTCGAACTGTCAACCCGCTGCTTACGAGGCAGCCGCTCTTCCATTTGAGCTATAGGAGCTTGGGTAGTGTCCGTGTCTGTTTCCATGAGAGTTTTACGAGACGTGGCGGCGGACGATCTTGCGGACGGGGCGCTTAAAGCTGCGCGAGGCGGATTCGCCTTTGAACTTCGCGATGTCGGCGTGCATTTTGGCGCGGTGTTTCACTTCCATCTCTGCGCCTTTCGGGGTTTCCTTGTTGCCCCGCATGGCGCCCATGTTGTTCATCGCGCCGTAGACGTAGCGAGCGGCGCGCTTGCCCTTGAAGCCCTTTTTCTGGGCTTGGGCTTTCAGTTTGTCTTCGAGGAAGCGAGGCATGGTTCACCCACTGGCAAACATTCCGGGCAGGTCTCTTCGCTAAGATCGACATTGCGCACCCAACCCGTCTTGCGCGCCTTGGTCATGGCATCGACCGGGGTTTCGCCGAGGAACTTCTCCCGCTTCCCGCACACATGGCAGCAGACGACGGCCCAGCCGCAATCGGCGTGCGCCTGATCGGTGATGTGGAGCTGGTGGCCGTTGATCTCGACGGGCTTCGGTGCCGAGCCTTCGACGCGCATCCTGCCCTGCGAGACCATCGCGCCCGCTTTCTCGGCGATCTGGTCTTCGTACTGGGTAAGCAAGAGCGGCTTGAACCGCAGCTTCGGGGCAATCGCGTGGTACATCTCATAGCGCTTGTCGGCATCGCACTCGTTCAGTAGATCGCGCAGGAAGTCGTGCTTGTCTCCCGGCCAGTTGGAGACCAGTTCGGCGAGCTGCTGGATCAGCTCCGGGTCATCGAGCCGGGCGAGACCCATCACCAGCAGTTCGTTTTCGAGTTGCCGCTTTTGCTTGGAGTTCATGATGTGATAGAAATCATTCCTACGCGCGCGAAGCGAGCCGGATGGCCCACGCACGACACCATCGCTGCTGCGCAGTGGTGATGGCGAAAGGTTGTTCTCGCAGCCGGAACGGGCAACCGTTAGCCGGGCAAACTGAAGAGGCAACTGCTGGCATGGTACCCACCGGCTTTCTTATTCCTTCCCGGCTCCTTCTTCGTGCTCGGCTTCGGCGGCGGGCTCTTTCTCGCCCTTCATGCCCATGTGCTCGGCGATATGCGCGAGGGCTTTACTGCCTTCGTCCTTGCCGAAGACGTGTGTTTCCGCGTCGTGGTACATGCCTTCGGATTGATGGAACTGGTGCTCCACGATGTGCCCGCCGTTTTCGGCGTGTTCGATCGAGAGCCGGCGCAGTTCTTTCTTGGCTGTGGGAACCTTCATCACTTACCTCCGAGAATCTTCTTGGCTTTTGAGCGGATGGACTTCGCCTGCTTCTCCGTCAGTACCCGCTCGCCCTTGTGCAGTTTGTAGTTGCCGGTCTTTTTGACCTTGCCGCCCTTTTTGAACGAGCCGCGAATGGGCTCCGGGCCGATCGGCTGAATTCCGATCGGAGGAATGCCGGGGCGCACCGGCGCAGGACCGACCGGGCGAACAGGGAAGCGTGGACCACCAGGTAGAAAGGCCATAACTTGTTAGCTCCAGACGCCGACTCGGGGCGGCGGTTCGTAGGATTGCGGCTCAGCCGGCAGGACCGGCATGGCAAAAGTCAAAGCGAAGGCGTCGCCATCGTCGGGCGAAGTGGAATCGAGGCCCAGCTTCGCCAGGCGCTTCTTCATCACGTCTTTCGGTTCGAGCTTGATGCGCTGCTTGGGATCCGAGACCAGGACCGGTTTCGCGAGATCGGCGGCGAAGCCTGGGTCTTTGTCGATCGCGCCAAACGCGAGCCACTTCTTCATCTCGTTCCACATGTAGTCGCGCATGAAAGCGCACTCGGAGGCAGGGGATTGCGAGCCGAAGTTCACCACCATGATGTTCTGGTGCCCCAGGTTGCGTAAGCGAGCTTCGACCGGGGCGGCGATGCCGGCGGAGTCGAAAAACAGCATGGCGACTTTTTCGCCGTTGAACTTGCGGGTCAAAACGTCCGAGAGCCGGCCGACCATCACCGCGGGATCGCGGGTGAATTCGCCTTTGATCTTGATCGGAGGGATGGAGCGGCCGTCGGCGCCTTTGCGGAAGCGGACGACATTATCGTCCGATCCACCCCAAGCGAAATCCACCCCCGCAACGAGGGGATCATCTGACAGAGAACAAACATCTCGCTGCTGGGCTTGGCGGATGAGGTCGGTCTCGATGAACTGTCCCCCGCCGGCTTGGGGGTAAAGGCCGCGGTATCGGACGCGCACATGATCGGAATCCTCGCCATAGATTTCGATGGACTCATTGATTTCTTCGACATTGATCCCTTCCACTTCGCGGGAGTCGATGACTTCCGGCCGCCAGCGGTGCTTCTGGGCTCCGAAGACGGCTTCATAGAAGTAGCCTTGCGAGCGAGTGCACTGCGAGATGGCCAGCCAGATGATTTCGGTGTTGGCGTCGGTGAGCGCGCCTTCCTGCGTCTTCCAGATCACGTCCGGAATGCCTGAGGCTTCGTCGTAGATGATGATGAGCCGGCGATTCTTATTGTGGGCGCCGGCCGATGCCTGGGGGTTCTCCTCCGACCAGGTAGTGAAGTCGGCGCGCCATGTGGCCTCGTGGCCTGGTTCTATAACCTTGATTGACGTCACGTTCACTTCAAACAGATCGGCGTTGGCGCCCAGGCGAAACCAGCGCGAGACTTCCGGTTGGGTTTTGGTCTTCAGCTGGTCGCCGGTGCCGGCCATGAGAATCACTTTGGTGTCCTCAAAAGTCGAGACTCCCCAGTGAGTGAGCCAGCTGATCTCGGCGGTCTTGCCGATGCCGTGGCCGGAGCTGACGGCCTTACGGAAGGGTTTATAGCGCGTAGCGGGGTTCTGCAGATGCTCGCCCAGCTCCATCAGGAATCTGCGTTGGTGCGCGCGCGGCCCGGTTTCGCCTTCCAGTTCACCTTCGCCCCAGGGATAGGCCACCATGACGAAGCCCAGCGGATCATGCACGTATTCCGCCAGCTCCGCCTGGACTGCGGCCAGGGGATTCAGCGAGAGATCGGGCAGGCTAACGGCTACGCTCATATTCGGCTTTGCGTTGGCGGACCTTGCGGACGATCTCCGAGATCGAGAGGTTCACATTGATCTCTTGCGGCTCTTTGTGAATGTGGTTCAAGTTCTGCACTGGTTTACCGTCGCGCTTGTCGGTCAGGTATTTGCGTGAGTCGTAGGCTTTGTCGGTCAGACGGCTCGCAGCATTGCGATCCCAGATATGCTCATGCCAGGCGGAAACTTCGGGCCGGAGTTTCCGTCGATCAGCGTCTTCAGGTAGTGCCAGGATCTCCGCAGCCACGCCTTTATCGACTGCGGCTGGGGTGCGTTCGCGAGCTGGCCGGCCAAGCTTCTTTCCATCGGTCGGTTTTCGGGGGCCACCGCGGGGCATCGACTAGGCGACTTCGACGAACTGGTGGCGCGTCGGTTTGTGGCAGCAGCGGCAGCGCAGCAACGGCCTCTGCAGGGAGTCGGCCGGCCATTGCCAGCCCCACACTCGCAGCGTCCCGCATTGCTCGCAGTGCCACACCTGCTGCAGCGCGAGAAAGCCCATGCTGCGGTCAAACGCGATTTGAACGATGGCGCCCATTACTTTCGTTCCCGCACTTCGGTGGCGTGCAGGGAGAACTCGCCGCTCGCCAGGCTGAGGAATTCTTCCGAGACCAGCTCGTCC